CCCGGAAGTGCGTAACTTCCAATATCCTTAAGAAATTAATCAAAGGTATTTGGAAAAACGATAGGACGCGTCACAGAGACGCGGACTATTCGTCCGCACTAACCCCACCACTTATCCCTTACGGGAGCAGAGCTTTAACGAAGCCAATCTGTTCTTCGTCAACTCTTGCTACTATAGTGGATTTGAACGCCAGACGCGGAATCTTCCGAGTCCTTCTAACGTTATGGAGGTATTGGTAAAATACATCCCAGTCAGAAGAACGAAGTTGATTAAGCGCAGGATACTGTGAAGTCGTGTAAGCCTGGGAGATCGAAATCTTACCAGGTTTATGTAACAACTTCATAGATTTCCTTAACGACCTTAACACCTTTGGGGAGGGACTAACCATAATGGTTGGTCCGTACCTTACATAAGTGTCAAGCTCGTACGCTGGCGGCCTGCCCGTGTGTACAGTAGGCCTTGCTACTGTAGCCCCCAGCAAAGACAAGGGGACACACGACCAAATCTTCGCCTGAAGAGTTGTAAAGGGCTCTCCATAGATGCATGACAGAATAGCAACCTTATTACAGGCTACTATTAAGTCATGAGGCGTCTTTAACCAGCGCAAATCAAACGCGGTTAAATAACCTATTTCATCTATGTAATGAGCCCCGCACGACTCCCGGTAGTCGGAATTGATGTTAGTCTTTTCAGAATTAACAACAAAGCCGGCAACCTTTAGGCTATCAATCACAGCGCTCGCATACTGGTTTTGACAAATAATGTCATCGCCAAATACAGTCGCGTTGCAATCGAGCGATCTGGTTAGGGCTGTTAGGACCAGACTCATTAAGTCAAAAGTAAAACCGTTACCCATACTAGAGACCTTGTTGACCAAATAATATTGATCATCAGGACCAAGGGTCATGTCTGACCTACTAGCGAGTACCTTCACAAGTACTCGATGAGGTAACAAATACTTTATGAGCTTAACACTGATTGCATCACTGCAATCAGATAGATCGATAGTGGCGATATTACTATCGCTTATTCGACGTCTATGCACATCTGCTAGTACGTCGAGATCGATCCCAGTTTTCTCTTTAAGAGAAAGCCGTAGTCCAATACCTATAGCCCGCTGGACAAGCATATTGCACAATGGTTCTAGACAAATCGAACGATCCTTCAGATTATTCTTAGGGACCGTCGACCATCTATTACCAAAAACAAAGGTTACGGAACAAAAAAGCTTGAATTTGAAGATCTGGTATGCTGGTTCGTTATGATCTTTGAACCGCAGCCAGAGTTTCCTATTCATAAACTTTAAGTTCAACCGATGCTTTGTGCAGTAGCTTGTAAAGCGCTTCTTCACTGAGTGTCTAAGAGCCCGATGCCAGTACGAATACTGAGCAAAGAGATCAAAGCAATCAGGTGTGATAGTCCATACTTCCGATAGTTTACAAGCTATCGAAGTACGGTTACCTAACGGTTCGAAACTTGAGCCGTTTGTAAACGTAAGCGACCCCATCCGAAAGTCGGATAGGTACTCACGTACTAGAAGACGCGCTTTTGCCCAGGTGGGGCCTAATATGTCTCCTATTTGGAGACCTTCGTCAAAGGCGATCCACTTCTCCCAAGCAGCCTTACGGCGCTCGTCAGAAGTATCACCCTTTGGTTCTTCAAATTTTGCAGCTAATTTGCTAAAAGCGAATTTTGCTGTGCGTGACTCTATTCCAGATGGTTTTGAAATAAAATCACGCAATTTGAAGTTCACAGCTCTGATGGAGCCTTGTAGATGCATAGATACCTCCGGGAAAGACTACTGTTAGAACTATGTTATAACAGGAGCCGTTCCAGGGCGGAACCCCTGCATCACATTCTCCGTCTCCCATGTGCCCAATTGGGCAGCAATGGAAGTCAGAAGCTGACGAAGGCGCGTTTTCGAGGCCAGACATCCGGAAACCCGGACTCTGATCGAAAGCGCATCAAGGGCAGATACGCCCCCAACAGTGACGGTATTATTGTCATTGACAATGATTTCCGTCGAGTAGTTGGGGACGGTAACGCCTGACAAGGTTTTGTTGGCGTTACTAGATCGGAACCGGATAGTCATATCCGGCTTCGCAGGATCTGCGTAGGTTACCCCAGCACTATCCTGAGTTTTCACTGATAAGGTGACTGACATAAGAAAACCTTTCTTTAGTCGGTTATCATTTGAGGTGTCTACTTAAGGCACCCAGGTTGTTAACTGCCATCACAGCCGAGTCCACTAGCCTCCTCCAGTTAAGAGAAGGTGAAGGGATTAACTGTGCATCGCCCAAGTAAAACAACCAACGCCTATAGCTATCCACATGTATGGTTTTCACCAACTGGGATTCTTCAGGACGAGGAATCGTCCGAGAAGGAGCTGCAGGCGGGGTCGTTCCTACCCACAAATCCGACAATCTATTCGTGTAGGTAACAGTTTTGTTATCCTGCTTGAAATGATAGTACGTTTCTGTGGTATAGTCCGAGCGCTGGGAAATGCAAGCGTACGTAGTTCGTGCGCTAGGTCTGGTTGTCTTGCGGGTTATATACGTACCTACATCGACAAACCAGTCTACGACGAAGCTATATGGAATTAACTCCCAAGCTGTTACAAGGGGGTTAAAACCAACGCCTGCCGCTAACGAACCGCCTCTCCAGTCAAACTGCTGAAACACCGTCGCGCGAATCAAAGTACCACCAGAGACTTGACTCCACAAGTATTGACTTGTTGAGCTAGGCATCTGTGTACCAGTTTCGCGTGCATAGACGTTTCGCATTTTCCTGGTAGTGTTATGCTCACCGCGCTTCATGAGTTTCATGATATCGCGGTAAGAATAAACTAGAGGCATGATGCCATACCGATGACGCATCCAATCCTCGCCGAGCTTTCGAAACACCTTTTTGGAGTGTTTTAGAAGATCTAGAGGGGAGAGTCGACTTGCGCTGCGAAGGTCGCTAATTGAATAGCGACCATGCAGAACCTTCAGGAGCTTTGTAAGCTCTGAAGAAATTGAATTAACGAGCTGAGGGATGTCTCTAGCTTCTGCGATGTCCGTAAGGGCATCATAAGAGGTAAGAGCTTCCACAGCAACTTCATTCTCGCAAGCGGTGATTGCATCAGTGATATCCTGCTGGACTATCTCAGATTTCTTGTAGACGGTCCCGGATAGGTTCAGAGTTACGTCATTCCAGACGGCTCCGATAGGATCATGCTGCAGAGTATCTGACACTTGGCGAACACAAACGGTTCCAACTTTGCCAACAAAGCCAAGTTGGTGATACCATTTGTATCCGTTGCTGCCATTTAATCTGCGACACAAATACTGTCGAGTCGTCGTCTTTGACCTGGAATAAGGAGTCATCCGGTAAGGAACACTTCCGGCTCTACGTCCATTCAAATGGAGCGTAGGTCGGAATTCCTCAACGGACTCGGGTTCGTACCAGGATTGGGAACTAGCTGGACAAGACACCTTCGCTTCCAAACTGGAAGACGAAGAGTTAGCTCATCCACCGGTCCCATACCAAGTATCGTACCGAGCAGGAATTGTACATTCCTCTAACTTCTCAACCGAGTCAAACGTAACTGCCATTAGCGATTCTCCTTTCCAAGAGAATAGGTAGGTGACGGTAGCGTACCGTCGGCCGTAATTGTAGTAAAAGTGGGAACTTAGAGTTTAAGATCGGAGAAACATCAGATGCTAGCGTGCGATTAAGCACTACGGAAACATGCGTAGGATTACATACGCCATCAATACGAATATTGACGCCGTTATAATCATAAACAGTTCCGTATTACGATTATTGTAAGCAGGCATACAATGGACTCCTTTCTAAAACTTTTAGTCCCACCCAAATCCATCACCTAGGACCTTACACAGGCCTAAGATCAGGATGGTACTCCGGAGGAGAGTGATTTCCCCTTCTGCCACTGTTAAGTAGCAGAAAGGCGGGTCCCACAAGGGACTCGCCTCCCCCTCCTTTCTAAAACTTTTAGTCCCA